AAGCAAGGCTACCATGTAGCTCTAGCTTGTAATCCTCAATGTCCTTTTGACTTAGTAGCAGTCAATGATGATGGAGATATTAGATTGATAGATGTTAAGTCTAATACTTATAGAAGAAAAAGTAAAAAAACTTATAAAAAATCTTTAAAAATTTATAGATGTCCTACTGAAAAACAGAGGAAGCTAAAAATAGAATTGATGATGGTAGATAATGACTAATTACAACAACATTAATGAAAATAGCAACTTACATCTTTTTATCAGTTTTTTGGATTACTTTAATTTCAAGCACATTAGCCTATGCAGGTTCAACTCAGACTAATACATCTGGTTCTAATACTGCTATAGAAGGAGGTTATACATCTTCAACGACTAATACCTATGCTACTGGCTCATCAAGTAATTCTACAACGAACAATACAACTAATTCAGATATTAAATCATCACCTCCAACTGCTAACGCACCATCCTTTTCTGCACAATCGCAAGATGTCTGTGCAACAGGTGGCTCTGTTGGAATACAAACATTTGGTTTAGGTGTTTCAGGTGGAAAATCATTTAGAGATTTAAACTGCGAAAGAATTAAACTTGCTAAAGTCTTGAACGACTTTGGTATGAAAGTTGCAAGTATCGCACTTCTTTGCCAAGACGAAAGAGTTTTTGAAGCGATGATCCAAGCTGGAACTCCATGTCCGATTGATGGCAAGATAGGTAAGGAAGCTTTAGCTTTATGGTCTAAGTACGACCATGAAAGACCAGATTACGAAACATACATTAAACGTATGAAGAAACGTCAAGTCATTGATCTTGAGATAAACAAAAAAGAATCAAAACAATTAGAGTTACACACAAGATGATCTGGTTATTAATTTTTATAGGGATTTCTGCTTATGCGATACATCGTATTGACACTTTTGCTGATGATATT